CCACCCCATTTGGCCCCTAGAACACGCGGAAGTTCTAGGGGCCTGTTCCCTTAAATCGTTAGACTGTTCCCAAAATAACTGTTAAAATTAGAGTGATGCAACAAAACACTCTGAACGGGGACAACTTGAGCCGGTCTATCTGGAAGTACGACGTGCCCATAGACGACGGCTGGCATGAGGTGCTGATCCCCTCGCCGGGGAAGGTGCTGCATGTTGATAGCCAAGGTGCGCACGGAACGGTTCACGTCTGGGCTGAGGTCGCCCCGGACAGTGGCGAGCTAGTTCCTCAGAGGTTTCGCGCATTCGGCACTGGTCATTCCATCCCGGCGCGATCTGAGTATGTCGGCACCGCACTGGCGGGGCCTTTCGTGTGGCACGTCTACTCCGAATACCCCGGCGCTTTTGGTAAGTACGGAGACTCGGAATGAGAATCACTGACTTTCTGGAAGCCAGGATTGCTGAGGATGAGGAGCGCGCCGAGTACGTCCTTAAATGGGGCGACTGGGGCGGGCTATTCAAACCACCCCGCGTCCTTGCTGAGTGCGCGGCGAAACGGGCGGTCCTGACTTTGCACCGCGATAATGGTGCGTCACAGGGTGACACGGATACGGGGTATGGTGTGCTGGACCATGCCTGCGCGACCTGCGGATCCTTCGGGGAGTATGGCGAAGAGTTCCCATGCGGGACGGTGACAGCCCTAGCCTCCGTGTACGCTGACCACCCGGACTACCAGCAGAAGTGGGCTTCCTAGTGGCTAGTATTGTTGAGCGTCCGCGTAAGAACGGGACCGTCAGTTATCAGGTCAAGTGGCGTGAACCTGACGGGTCGTGGGGGTCCGAAACGTGGGGTACCCAATCCGAAGCGGAAATGTGGGTTCGTTTGCTCGACTCGTGCGACGGGTCCAGTGCCGAAGCCCGCAAACGTTTCGATGAAGCCCGTAAAGGTGGCGTCACGTTGGGTGAAGTGTTCGACCAGCACCTAGCACAACTCACCAACGTCGGCCCGTACCAGCTCAAAAGGTACAGGTCCGCCATGGATGAGCACTTCGCAACCATGACAGGCCGCACAATTGCCGGCATCACCCGCACAGACATCACCTCCTGGGTCAACCAGATGCGGAAGAAACCCGGACGGTACGGGCAACCCATGGCGGCGAAAACAATAGCCAACCACCACGGGTTACTGTCCGCGTGCATGACCACCGCTGTCATTCTCGGATACCGCCCAGACAATCCCTGCAAAGGTGTGAAGCTGCCCAAGTCAGCGCACACTGAGGAAATCATCCGGTTCATCACTCCTGCCGAGTGGGCAAGGATTATGGAGCACATGGACCCGCACTTCCGCCCGTTCTTCCAATTCCTTGTAGGGACAGGGCTGAGGTTCGGGTAAGCAACAGCACTCAGCGCACGGGACTTCGTTCTTGACGGGCCAACACCATCCGTGACCGTCAGTAAGGCGTGGAAAGAAGACGACTCCCGCGGGTTTTATATCGGCCCGCCTAAGACTAAGAAGTCGCGCCGCACTGTTTCCCTCGCGCCATCCACCGTTGAGGCTGTACGGCCCCTTGTGGAGGCTGCCGGGACCGGGTACGTGTTCAAGCTCAAGCGCGGCGGGGTCATGCGCTCAGGGTCCACCTATAACCGCGGGTGGGAGCCGGCGCTACTCAAAGCCGGGTATATGAAGACCACCAAAGACGAACCGGGGAACATGCCACGCATCCATGACTGTCGCCACACGCACGCCTCGTGGATGATCCAGGCGGGCATGGAAATCTTCCCGTTGTCACGCAGGTTAGGCCATGAGTCGATAACAACTTCGCTCGACCGCTACTCGCACCTCATGCCGGACGCCTCATTCGCAGCCGCACAAATCGCACAAAAAGCCCTCGAAGGATAGTTGCCCAAAGTTGGTGACTCTCTACACCAAGAGTAGTAGAATTGGCTCATGTCTTTAGCCCGACTAGGAGCTTCATGAGCGAGCCAGGAGAACCAGAATGAGTGGATTGGTAGGCTTCCTCGAAGCTAGAATCGCTGAGGATGAATCGTACATCCTCAATGGGGAGCTAGGAAGTTTTGACATGGAACGGCTACTAGCTGATTGCCGTTCTAGGCGTGACATCATCGAGCTTGCCGATGAGGTCCAGTTTCTGGACGGTAGCCTTACACAGCAGATGGGCGGCGAGGATGAAGGCACGGCGGATAAGATCCTTCACGCGCTGGCAAGAAAGTACGCCGACCACCCTGACTATGATCCCAAGATGACGTCATGAGGCGCTGGGGCGTGGTGCTGGTGGCTGTTCTTGCGCTTAGCCTCGCTGGCTGTAGGGAGCCTCAGACGTTGGAGGATGTGCAGCGGGAAGCGGAGTTCGTTAAGACGTGCCGTGATGGTGGCGGCAAAACCACTTATGACGGCACGGGCAACCTTAGATGCGAGTTTTGGGGAGACGGAAAGTGAGTGGCCCGACGTGGCTCGCAAAGCTCAAGCGTTACGGTGGCGGCGAGTCTGTGATGTCGCGGCACTCAACGCACCTCGCAGCGCAGGAGGTTGTCCACGACTGGAACACCCGCTACCAAAGCGACATGGCCTACGTTGAACTCTGGGAAGAAGGATGAGGCAAGAGAAGTGAGGGCGAAGTCGTACATTGCCGAGCCGAACCACTACTGGATCCCGATAGACAACGGTGAGTGGTTCTGTAGTTGCCGATGGCGCCCAAACTACTGGGGCGACATGCTCATAGATGAACAGGTTGCAGAGCATGTTCGATCGGTCGAGTCGGGCGAGAACACTTTTGTCGCCTTTCCATGCAAAGAGTGCAAGGGAAAGGGACTACTAGGGCCCGCCAAGGGGCGTCAATCGTATTGCTTTTCTTGTCAAGGTACTGGGGTTGAGAGGTAGCCCAAAACGACGAAAAGCCCCCACCTCGTAAGGTGGGGGCTTCGTTGTGTCAGGACCATACCGTTAGCGGTATGGTTCAGGCAGGTTCCTTGGGTGTGACTTTGATCCTCAGCAGGTAGGACCCGAGCGAGGTGAGCAGGGACTTGCCGATGAGGATCCCGAACGTCACCCAGAACGCTTCCGTGGTGATGTCATGCTCAGTCAGCAACGAGGTCAGCCCGGTGCCGATGAGGACCAGGGCGTCAAGGATGATGCCAGTGTACAGGGTCCGCCACGCACGATTGAGCGCGTCAGTACGGACACTAACCGGGGCCAAGTGGTCCGCCATTACGCACCCGCCTTGGGAGTGATCTTCGCGATGTCGGACTTGACCTGCGTGAAGTTGTCGTGGATCAGGTCCTTGAGGGGCTTACCCTCAGGCATGGAAGTTCCACCGTTGAAAATGGCGTCATAGACGGCCTTGAGCATGCGTCGGTCTTCGGGAGTCATATCGTCCTCAATTTCGGTTGTTTCGGTGATGTTGCCGGCAGGTCCAACGGATGCCGAGCCAAGGTAGGGGAGTGGGTTGACTCGCCCGTAGAAGCGGGCGTTGAGGTTGTAGCCGTCAGGCAGGACCTCGAAGTGGAGGTGATCGCCGGTGGATCCGCCTGTGTTGCCGGACAGGATGAACACTTGCCCTTCACGGACACGTGAGCCTTTGGCGACTTTCGCGGATCCGTCCTTGCAGTGCCCGTAAATTCCGATGAAGCTGCCATGGTCGATGACGGCGCAGTACCCGGCGAAGTCAGGCGCAACCCACCAGGGGTTAGATGCGTAGGTGCCCCCCATCCACCCGATGTGCAGCACGGTCCCATCAGACACGGCACGAACCTCGGTCCCTGCCTTGCAGCTAAAGTCGATGCCCGTGTGCCCGTCCGGCTGGTAGTTCCCGAACTGTTGGATGATCCAGTAGTCAGGGTTGCCGGGGCGAATGTTAGCGGTGGGGTTCTCCCCGAAGTTTTGCGAGATGCTGGCCTTGACCGGATAAGTCATGGGGGGGTGTCCTATTCGTACAGGCCCTCGGGCCATTCGGGGGGCGGGGGCGGGTTGCCGGCGTTGATGTGGTCGCGCAACCGGTTGATGTAGTTGTCTCGGATCATTTCGCGGCGGCGGGCTTTGTTCTGCTCAGTTTTGAGGGCCGAGATGTCGCCGCGCATCGCGGTCATTTCCTCTTGGAGCTGGTCGATCAAAGCGTTCTCAGGTCGGCCCTTGTGCTGAATCTTCGCGGTAAACCACAAGCCAACGAGGCTGATCAACGCGACAATCCAGGGGGACGCTACAGCCCAGTTAATTTCACCCATCCGTGCCGCCCAGAGGTCGCTGTCTGAGCATGTCTTGAAGGGCTGTCACTTTGATGAGGAACCCGAACACGAGGCCTGCGGGGGTGAGCCAACCAATCGCCGCGGAAATCAAGGTGAATTGGGTGAATCCGGTGAATCCCCACATGACTGCGTAACCAAGACCCCAGCCGGCAGCCAAACCAACCACGGCGCTGAGACCGTAGCGTGTGTGGCGGTTGATCATGTCAGCCACGCAGAGCACCGCTGTCATGGCCCACACCGCAGCCCAAGCACCCAACAGGCGCCCGTCAGTGGTGATGATGTTCTGAGCCTCAGACAACGACTCAGGCGAAACTGTGCCGTAGTACAAGGCGCGGGTCAGGGCGTACACCGCGCCCGAGGTGAGAGTGATATTCCTGCCGATCACGACACGTCTATACGAACTGGCTTTCACGGGTGGCCCCCCAATGGGCGTAGAGTTTGTGTCACCCATCCGGGCGAGCCTCCTTAACAGGCTGGTCATGTGTGGGGAAGTGTGGCCCCTGAGTAGAAGCAGGGGCCACACGCCTAGACTGCGTACAGGTGCGCGTTAGTTGTGTTCGCGTTGATGCTCACGACCAAGCCGGAATTGCTGGCGAACGTCACATCCGTGGGGATAGTTACCGGGTGCCGCAGGTTCAACGTCCCGCCTGCGGGGATGGTGTGCGTCCGGGTGGACGTCCCAACCGTAGAGGTCACCGTTGCGCCCGCCGTGCCTGTTACAGTCGCGGTGAGTTCCCTTGTTGATCCGGGGATGTTCTGCCGGTACTGCGGGAAAGTGATCGTCTCTGAGAACGGGTTGCCTGTGCGGGTGGCGAGGATGTCATCCCGTGTGTTACTCCCAAGGTCGGCCACGCCCAGCCCAGACTTCGTAAGGACAACAATGTTTCCGGCATCCCTCTGCGCCACAATGTAGTCCAGAGTTGCGGTGAAGTCCGCGAGGGACTGCTTACCCGAAGCGCCGATGTTGTTTGCGTGCCACATCATCACGACGCCGGTCTTCCAGTCGCGGGCACGGTCCACGAGCACGGTAGCTTGCGAAAGGCTGGTGTAGGCGTCCACGCTGTAGTGGGTTTGCCCGTCGCGCAGCAGCCCGTCCAACGGGCGGTAGTAGCTGTTCTGGAAGTACCCAGACACAAGCGCGTAGTTGGCTTCCAGCGTCCGCCCCGCATAGGTTGTGGGCCACGCTTCAAGATCCTTCATCAACCACCCGTAGATGGTCTCCGAGCCGCCAGGAGGGGCGAAGCAGTCAATAGGCAGCTTCGGCATCGCAGTTCGCAGAGCACTGAGAGAACCAACAATCTCTGCGTAAATGTTCGTGTCGCCAGCAGCGTCAAGGTGTGTGGCTCCGTGGTTCCACACCTCACCGCCCGAGTCCAAGCAGTACGTCTGCATCGTCGGGAACTCTGAAGGGTCGATTGCCGTTCCGCTGATCGACTGTGACGTGCTCACCCTCGTGAACGGAAGGCGCCGCTCCACCAGCAAAGGCAAGATCGTTGTCCGAAACTCGACAGGGGCGTCATCAAACCGAAGCGCGATAACACCCTTGCCATTGGTGCCGATCCTGCCGCCCTTACGGGAAGTCAAGCCCTGTTGCAGGAGTTCGCGACGCACGGGGCCGGCAGAGTCAGATGCTGCCCCCGACCCTGCCAATGGGCTCCACGCCACATCAACACCGAGCACGGAACGCGAGCGTTTGAACGCTTGCATCGGCTGGCCGACGCCCTCTTCACTTGAATAGAAGAGCTGAATCTTGGCCGTCGCACCAATGGAGTAGGTGATAAAGACGCCAGGTCGCTCACTTGGCAAGCCCAAGGCCCGTGCCGTGATAACGTTGGGCACCTGGTACGAGCCGGGCTTAAGTGCCCACAGATCCGTGGTCGAAGAGATGACAACTCCCGGCTTCCAGAAGGAATCCGTGGAAATTTCGGCCCAAGACGGGGACCACGTATTGCTGATGCGGTGCCGGACAAACAGGCGCGATTCGACCGCCGTGTCCTCGATGGAATGCGCGAAGTAAGTCCTCGCGCCGGCCGTTCCGACAGGGACGACCAGTAGCGAGTAGGGGCGTGCGCTAGGCAGACCCAACGCCGTGGCAATCGTGCCGTTTGTGATCGTATGCGCCCCGGCTGACAGAGTTGTGAGGTCGGAGGTTGATGTCAGCGGAATCGGGTTGAACCCAGCCCCGGGAATGCCTTGGGGCCCGCGGAGGTTAGCGACGTAGACCCATGCCCAGTTTGCGGCCATCAGACATCACTCCTAAGGAAGAGGTGGAGCTTCCCCGTGTTGAGTGGGTTAGCGGGGTCGGTTGGGTCGTCTTGCAGCCATGCAGAGTTCTTTCGCGGATTGACTGGCGGCTCAAGCGACACGTAAAACATGAGCGGGTTCTTCGGCGGTCTGCCGAAAAGATCTGAAAATGAGCCCCCACCCGTTGGCACCTGCAGGGACCAGTCAGGGAAGTCGGCTCGGACGTAGTTCCCCGCCGAATCCAGCCACTGAATCGAGACCGTGTACCAGGCGTCATCTAGCATGTCGACGGTGGACTGCAGGTTCGCCGTGAAGGTCCCGTCAGTTGCCGGTTGGACGGTGAGAGGCTCGGTCGGGAGCATCACTCCCGCCCTGGCGTTCGGAGCGTTTAGGGTGAAGTGAATCTCAGGGATCTTCCCCACAAGGTGCCCACCCCCAACATCCGTCAAGTTGCCGGTAACGTTTGGCATGTCGCCTCCTGGGCATGAAAAAACGCCCCATAGAGGCGTTAGGAAGTATTAAGTTGGGGGAGTGTTGGTTACTCGGCGGGAGCGTTCAGTTCCGCAATGATGCGGTCCTTCACCTTGTTCTGCGCGTTCGCTGTAGCAAGAGCCAACTGGCAGTCCGCTAAAGCCTGCCGGAACTCGCCAAGCATCGAGTCATGCATGAGCTGAAAATCTTTGAGGTCCATGACCATCCAAGTCTGTTAATTTGCGGGGCCGTCCAGTAAGATCAACCCATGAGGAAAATTGGGGGACTCGCACTAGTCGCTGTATTTGCGCTAGTCGGATGCGCGGCACTAGCACCAGACGCCAGCACCACACCCGCACCAGACATGACACGGCACGCTGCTGACCAGAAATGGTTGAACAAAGCCGGCGAAACGTTCGACGTCTCAACCGTCAAGTTCCAGGACTCAGCCGTCGCCAAGTTCACCGACGCCGCGCACGCAGTGAAGGGCTACGAGAACGCCAAGCCCGAATCCATGGCAGTCATCGGCAGGGACATCTGCGAACACTACGCGGCAGGCTTCACGACCGAAGACCTTCGCGACGCAGGCGGTGAATCACTCGCCAAACTGGGCGAAGAAGCAATATCAACCGTCTGTGGCTAAGCCGTAGACTTGTAAACCCTGCCGCTATCGCTGACGTAGAGGTTCGCCGGTTCCGTTGTTGTTGGCAACCCGCTGAGGAACGTGCCTGTCGTGTTCACAATGATGGTGTTCCCGCCAACGCCCATATCAGCCTGACCGTTGCTGACAGTCACAGCTCCACTGCCTCGAATGAGCTGGGCGCCATTCGGTGTTGCTGCCAGATAAGACCCGTTAGAGAATCGCACACTGCCTGACAAGTAACCAGGGTCAACAGTCACCGCGCCAGCAATGATCTTGCCTGTAGTCACGTTCAGGTCATTTTTGAGCGTCGTCACACCCTCAACGGAGAGTGTGCCCGTAGTTTTCATCGGGCCGTTAACGTCAAAGTTTCCGGTCACTGTTGTGTTGCCAGCGATGGTTGTTACGCCATTCAAATCCGTGGGGCCTGTCACCGTGAAGTCGCCAGTGACGGAAGTGTTCCCGCTAATCGTCGTGGTTCCATCGAGGTCAGTATCGCCAGTCACAATCAGCGGACCCCAAATGTCCGTCTGACCACTAAGACGCACAGTTCCCGTCGCCGTGAACGTGCCCTCCATGTTGATGCTGCCCGTAGCGTCCAGGATGCCCGAGATGGTAGCCGAGCCGCTGACAACAAGCCCGCCGTTCTCAATGGTGATCCCGCCGCCACCATGAACCCGGATCCCACCGCGACCCACAGCAGAACTATTCATGTTCGACGCGTGCTCAAGAGCGCGGAGCCTACGGAAAATATCACCGAGGTTACCTTGGGCCGTGTTATCAATCTGACCCACGTCAGCCGCCTATCTGCTGCATCTGCAACGTGATCCAGTCACGATCAAAATCGAATTGAATAAGGCGCCAGTTATTCCAGCCGGCTCCCAAAAACAGAAGCCCGCTAGTCTTCACCCGGCACGTACCACCAAGGATCAAATCGCCAAGCTTCACAGTCCCACCAACGGGTATCCGGAAACTGAACTGCTTAGTCACCTCGTTAGCGGCATTCAAGTCCGCGTTCGTCCGGCCCTGCAACTGCGCACCATCATGCATATCCTGGTAACTGTTCACCCGCTCCAAAGCCGGGAACGATGACCCAGCAAAAGACTCAGCCGACCGGGCAATAAGGTCCTCGCCCTGCCCCTCACCAGTACCAATCACCCGATTAGCGACCTTCTCAGCATTCGACCTCAGCCGCGGCTGAAACACCTCAGACTTCTCAGCCGTAGCATCCCACTCCCAAAAACCCTGCGTAAGATCACCAGCACGCATCACCCACCGGAACGTCTCAGTCGCGTTATCCCACTGAGTATCAAAATCAACGTAAGGGCCACCGTCAGCCTTGATAACCTCCTGCAAGGCGTCCTCAACCGTGATGAACTTATAACCCTCATACGTGCGCGAATGGGCGCCAGCAACGTCAGCGTTCATAATCAACGGCAGATCATAACGGGCAGCAGGATCACCACTCATCCCATTAGCGACAAGCCGGAACGCAATAGTCGCCAACGTCTTAGACGTAAGAGTCAACGGCGTCCCAGCCGGAGCCCCAGCACCGCGCACATTCAACACATACCGACGTGCCATGATCCACCACGCCGCATCAAAATGGCTGACCGTCACAGTCCCAGAATCAAGATCCTCATCAACGTCATAGATGATCCCCGCGTAAACCGCGTTCCCATCTTCCTCAGCAACAAGCATCCGCTCCAAATGAGCAATGGATGTAGCGGTAACCACCTCAGCCACCCAAGGATCCCTGAGCTTGAACGTAGCCGAACCGCCCTGACCGCCATTCAAAGCCCTACCACCGCTGAACTCAAGCGCCGGCAACTCAATCTTGTCAGCCCAACTTGAAGTGCTCACGGAAAAAAACCGCAGCATCGGGCCTCCTAAATGTAAGTGTCAAGCAGCGTGAGAGTCGCCGTAGCAGTACCAGTAGTGACAGGTGCAATAGCAAGGGCAGTCGGTACGCCGGGGGTGACCAGCGGCGTAAACCCCCAGCCCAGCCCGCCATGAATAACAGACCCACCAATGCGCAACCTGCCGTCGCCGTAATCAATGCTGTGAGGCTGACCGGCCACAAGCGGCTTGGAAACCGTGAACACTTGGCCCTTGATGGTGAGTGTGTAACCGCCCGGCATGCTGCCCGCCACCACGAAACGAGGTGTCGCGTTGTAGTTGCCTCGGTGGAAGATGTTGCTAGCCGGCGCCCCAACAGACGCGGCCCAAGAACGCGTCTCCCCAAACTTCCGGGGATCCACAAACTTGAGCCGCACCTGCCACTGAGCCAACCTGTCAGTCACCGGCATAAACCGGACACTGCTATTCCTGCGCGCATCAGCCCACAGACTCGGGCCATGACCCTGCACCTTGAACCTGCCAAACATCGAAGACGACAAGTACGCCGCAGCCTCATGCATCTGATCGTGCGAATCCGTATGCAACATCCCCGACAACGTGAGCAACCTGGCCTGGTTATAGACCGGCAAATCCAAATCACCATCAGCATCAGGACGAGAAACAACCTCACCCTTAATCTCCGGCGACCCCCACCAATCCTCCATACCATCGTTCACAGACCAGCGCCCGAACCTGTCAACCCCAGACAACGTGCGTGCACCCCAAGTGATATGCTCAACCGCCAAGACGCACCCCCTGCTTCTGTAGTTCGAACTTGACCATGCCCAACACTTCGTCAGCCACCTCATGTGGCGCCGTAGAGCCATGCACATTCAACTCCAACGACACCGAAGCCCCAGCCGAAACAGGAGCCGGCGCATACCCGGCCTGAGCAGCCGAATACTCCTTCAACTTCGGGAACGTCCCCGCGTTGATAGCCGCCAACTCCGTGTTGTACTTGTCAGACGAGCGACCATTAACAACCCACTCCTGACCCTGCAACGCAATCGGACGACCACCATTCACGTAACCAATGAGGTTGTCCTTCGTCATGTCAGCAGGCCGCGCATAAGGCAACCTGCCACCAGACCAGAACCCCAAAATGTCCGAAACCCGACCGCCCTTAGCGCCACCCAAAATTTGCTGCGGACCACCATTAGGAACCGCGCCAGGGTTATAGTTCGACTCGTAGTTCCGCTGGATCCGCTCAATCGTGTTGATCGTCACCGTGGACTGCTTGCCATCCAAGCTGTCAGCCTTGGACTTGATCGCATCCAACTTCGCCGTAGCGTTGTCGTTCACCCACGTAGCAATCGGGACTTCCTTAGGAATGCCCAACGCCTTACGCGCCATCGCATCAGCAGCGTCACCAGTGATCCCAAACTGACCAGCAGCAGCAACAAGATCGTCATACGAAGCCTGCAACGAAGCTTGCAACACACCCTGAGCAGCAGCCGAACCCTGACTAGCTAACGTCTCCGCAGCCTGCGCCTCAGCCGTCGCCATAGCCGCCTGAGCAAGACCATTGAAAGCAGACTGATTAGCGCGACCCTGCTCCGTGTTCAAATCAAGAGTCTTGCCGTTCTTCGTGATCGACTCAGTAACGGCATCAATCGTAGCCTCATACGCGATAGCCGAGTCAGATGCGGACAACGACAACAGCCCAGCGTTGAACAACGACTGCGTGAACTTGTCAATGTCCGTGACCGAACCGTCAGCCGCAAGCCCAACATCCTCAAGGGCCTTAGCGATGTCCTCAGCAGAAGCCTTAGCGGCCTGAGCCGCCGCATCCACCTTCGCAACAGACCCAGCAGCCTTATCACCAGACGCCGCAAGGCTCTTACTCTCAGCGTCAGCCTTCTGCAAAGCGTCCGCGTACTCCGGGAACTTCTTCTTGAGTTCGTCAACACTGATGCCCTGGCCCTCAGCCGAAGACTTGAGACGGTCAAACACCTTCGCCGCATCGGACGCGCTACCACCAGCCACAAGGGCAGCCATCTGCTCGTCAACGCGCTTGAACGAATCCCCAAGGATCTGGCTGGAACCCTTCACCCCAGTCATGGAGTTAATCAGGCCCTCGCCCCAGTCGTTGAACTGCCGCCCAGCATCAGGCTTGAACGTCCGCTTCAACGCCGAATCCAACGAATCAACATCATTGATAAGCTGCTTGCCGTCCTTGTCCTTGAACAAAGAATCAAGCCCCGACGCAGCATCAGGAGAGTTCCGCGAAACATCCGCAAGAACGTTCGCCACCCGGCCCATGCCCGTATCAATCTTCGACATGTAATCCGCTTCGGCAAGCTTCGCCAAAACCAGCGTCAAAGTGCCGATAGCCATAGCAGCGCCGGCACCCTTACCCACGCCCTCAAGCGCGGTCCGGGCCTTACCCCCAGCAGGGGCTAGCTTGTCGAACGCCTGCTTAGTTTCCAACACCTTAGGCGTCAGGTTCAACACCGCGCCGGCAGCCAACCCAGCCGTACCAACAATTGCCAAAAGGGTCGCGCCAATACCAAGCACAGGGCCAGGGATGTCACCAATCGCGTCAACCAGGTCCTCTGCCCTCTGGGTCAGGCCGCGCAAGAAATCATTCGCACCCGAACCAGACTTGAGGAACACCGAGTCCATGGACCCGCCAAGCTTCTCAATATCACCGGCAAGGTTGTCCTGCTTGATAGCCGCGGTCTCAGCAGCGAACCCAGCATCATTAACAGCGGCTTCCCACTTGTTAATCCCAGCAGCGCCCTGCTCGTAAAGGACGTTAGCGGCACGCACAGCATCAGAGCCGAACAGTGTTTTCAGTGTCGCGTTTCGCTGCTCATCGGACATATCCTTGAGCGCATTCTGCAAAATGCCGGCGTACTCTGACATGCCTACGAACTTGCCCTGAGCGTCATACGCCGAGATGCCCAGCTCGTTCATCAACGTGGCAGCAGCAGCGGAGTTCGGGTTGAGGCTCATGAGCATGGTCTTGAACGACGTGCCAGCATCCGAACCAGTCAAACCCGCCGCAGCGAACGCAGCCAAGGAACCCGTGGTTTCCTCAATCGTCAAACCTGTAGACGCAGCCACAAGGCCTGACTGATTCAACGCTGCACCCAAGTCACTAACGGAGCCCTGAGCCTTGCCAGCCCCAGCCGCCAACAGATCCGCGAGGTGAGGGATCTTATCGCCCGACAACTTGAACTGAGTCAACGCTGACGCCGAGATTTCCGCAGCCTCAGCAACACCCAAAGAACCAGCAGCAGCCAAATCCAGCGAACCCTTAAGCCCGCCGCCCATGATGTCCTTAGTTGAGACACCAGCCTTAGCCAATTCCTCAATGCCCTGAGCAGCCTCAACAGCAGAGAACGCAGTATCCGCGCCGGCCTTCACCGCAGCATCACGCAACTGGGCCATGTTCCCGGCAGTCTCATGCGTCGCCGCCTGGACCGAAGACATCTGCTTATCAAAGTCGGCGTAAGACTTCACAGCTAAACCAACCCCGGCAACCATCGCAGCGCCAGCCGTAGCCGTCACCGCGCCAGTGCGCTCCCAGGCCTCACTGTTCTTCGTCGCAGACTGAACCATCCGACCAAGATGAGTAGTAGCAGCCTTATCAGCATCTTCCGAAGCCTTCTTAGTCTTCTGGGTAGCCTTAGCGGCCTCATCCATAGCCTGCTTGAAGCCCTGAATCTCCGCACTGAATATGACTTTGACGCGGCGCTCAGCCATGACGTTCCTCCAAAAGGGGTGACAAAAGAAGCCGCCATGCGACAATTGCGGAATGGATCAGGCCACGAAAGCGAACAAACGCAAGGCAGCGAACATCATGAAAGTTGGCGCCGGAATGATCGTCTTCGGCGTCGCGGTCGCGCTGATAACAGCAGGGGAGAACGGCAACCCAGGGCTTAGCGGGTTCTCAGCGTTCGTCGCTTTTGCGGGGCTAATCGTCCTGATAATCGGTGCCGGCAAGTGGCGGGAACGGCCTACGAGTGATTAGCTCGTCGTCAATCTCGGTAGCGTAGAAACGCTGCCCCGGTTCAGGCTTGAAATTCTTCTGCCCCGTATGTTCCTCAACCGCAGCCTGCCGGTAACAGGTTGTGTCCTGCACCTCGTACAAGCCCTGGTTGGCTTCGTTCCTGCACTCCGAGCGGTTACCGCCACACGTGTCACAGATGCCATCTAGGTACAACGTGTAGGCGTACTCAAGCAGCCGGTCCTTGCGTTCCGTTAGCCGTCCAAGATAAGCAGAAGGCGGACGCTGAAACCGCTCACTCGTCTTAAGAGCCGCTACTACTCGTCCCCATCGCCCCGAGTGGAGGACTTCGGCAAAAAATCGGCGCTCACAACAGGCACCTCATTATTCGCCTGATGAAAAGCAGCAAGGATACCCAAGAACTGCGCCTCACCAATACGCGCCTTCAACTTCTCAACCTGCGCCGGAGTCGCCCTCGGAGAAACCAAAGCCTCAGCCAGGATCTTGTACGTCAACGCACGACCCTCAAGCTTCGGGTCAGCCTCCTGGATAGCAAGCCGCTCATCCTCATCCAAACCCTGAACCCGGATCGTCAACGCCGAATCATGGAACTGCTGCGCAAGTTTCGCGTACTCGGCACGAAGCTTCTGCACACCGCCGCCCATCGACGGACCATCAACCTCATCATCGGGCTCGGCGTGCTCAATCTTGGCTGCGAGTTCGTCAAGGTCAGCGATCAAACCGGCCTTCTGATACACCGTCACAGAACGTTGCGGCTTATCCGCACCATCCAACCAAGCATCAAAATCAAAATCCTGCGGGGGAACACTCATGGGTTAGGCTCCATTAGTTTGTGGGTAGGCTCAGGAAGGTTTTGAGGTTGGTGGCGCGGAGCCTAAACGCGCCACCAACCAGTCAAACTAGGCGCCGGCAGCCACAACAATGTTGTCGTACATGCGCTGCGGCTCCATCGGAATACGGCGCTTGATGAAGCCCGTACCATCCGTGCGCTGCGGGGTGTCTGTCGCGACCAGGCCACCAAGATAAATCTCGTCCGCAGCCGCCCACGCCTCAGTGGAATCCTTATCGGACTCGCGGGCGTAACCGTAAACCTCGGAACCCTTCTCCAAGACCGCGGCCCAGCCGGTTTCGTTGGCCTCATCCGGGCCGCCAGCCGTAGCGTACTTTCGCCACAACGTGATACCGGTGCTGTAGTTGCCCTTGCCGATCGCGTTCGAGTTGTTCGCGTCGCACAGGGCAGGCTCGGACACCTTGTCAGAGTCAGCAGCAGTCCATGTGAAGTCACTGGAAAGGATGTCGCACGACAGGTCAATGCCCGCGTTCAACTCAGTCGCAGTCGGAGCAGCAGGGTTCACGGGCTTCGTGACGAGGATAGTGAATTTGGTTTTGCCATCAGCAAGAACACGAGCCATTACTTGGCCTCTCCTTCAATTTCCGGCGAGGCCGGTCGGTTAGTTTCCCGCGCCTTCTGGCGGGGAGTCTTAGCAAGATCGTTGAAAGGGGCGTCCGTGCGTTCCAGCCACGCAGCAGGAACAACCTGCTTAGCCCCCGTCGTTTTGGAATAGGCATCAACAAACTGAGTCATCGAAACGCCCTTTCAGAGTTTGTTGGAGACAAGCGAGAACTCGTCAACAGCGAAAATAGGGTGACCGATGTTCGGGATAGTCACATCGAAATCGGTTTGCGCATCCATCAACGTGGACTGCCTGAGCTTCGACGGGGACCAGCCAGCAACAGTTGGTGTTTTCCGGTTCAGAGCTGCGCGAACCTTATCCACAACAATCCCAAGAGCGTCACCAGTCAGGCCCGCATACGTCGCCCGAATCCGCAACGTCAGGACATCAGGGACATCGCACAGGGACTCACCATCTGGACCGCCGCTGGACTCGCCGCCCATGTCACCCCAGAGACAGACGTACGGGAACACTGGGGTAGTCGGCACGGACCACATGTAGATGGTTAGCCCAGTCGTCGGCAGGAGCGCCTTCACTGCGGCGTAATGCTCCCGGATCACAGAAGCCCCTCCGTCGCCTTGAACGCATACTCGTAGAAGTTGGGGGCCTCTTCCAGCATCGCATCCTCAGGATTACGCAACGTGCCACCACCAGGGCGAGACGTGCCAAAATACGCGATGCCTGCCAGTGAAGCTGACCCGCCACCAGACGGCCCAACCTCACCCTCAATAACCCCATCGCCACCAAACGAATTCACCCGCACGTCATAACTGATCGTCCGCGCCAACTGCTTAAAGTGCTTCGATCCCGCAGCGTCCTTACGCATGATCTTCTTGGCATTAAGAGCAGACTTCGTGACAACGCCCTTGAGCTTCGGCACCATCTCCACCGGGATCAGCCGGAAAGACCTTGCCAAGCCTTCCAGATCAGAAGCATCAACACTCACGCCGTCACCGCCTCAACCCGTGTCCGCTGAGCAGTCGCACCCGTCTTATGGAACGGATCAGTCACCCGAAACACCCGCCCCGTCAACTGCGGATCCAACACAGCCTCAACAATGGTCACCACGTCATCCACTTGGAAAACCCCAGCAGCAACCGGCGTATCCCACCGCGTATCCTGCACCGTATATTGGTGCCCGCCAGCCTCAGGATTGCTCGACTGCGCAAGAGTCTGCTGAATCTTGCACGGACCCGTATACAACAAAGTCAGACCCGCCGTTACGTTGCCGTCCGCATCCGTGATTGGCTCACCAGGACGATGCACCGTACACGTATCCAACATCAACGCCTCCGCCTCAACGCGCCCCCGCAGGACCGCATCAACAGCACTCACAACGCCAACCAAACACTAGGATCCGACGCGTACCCCGGAACCCCATAAGGGCGGATAGTGAACGACTCACCAGACACACCCGGCAACAGCAAATTCCACTCATCATCAGTCAGCCCAAGCCAACCAGCAGAGTTCGAAGAATCAACCGTCTCCGTAGTCGAATAGTCATCAATCGCGACCGTCCGAGTCCGCAAACCCTTCGGATTATCAAGCTTCCGAATCACCGCGGCACTCTCAACCCTTTTCAAAGTCGCCACAGTAGGGCGACCCAAAAGAATCAACTCAGGAAGATTCGGGATCCGCTCGAGTATCTCCGCCTCGAGGTCATCAATCCACGCAGTAACCTGCGCAGACTCAGCCGCCGAAAGCGACCGGCCATAGCGCACCTCAACATCAGCAACAGTTGCGTAAGCCACGGCCAGCCTCCTTACTTAGCTCGAGCAGAACGGCGTGCAGTCGCCGTGGAACGCTTAGGCTCCACGACTTCCGGTTCCTTCTTCTTGAAACCAGCACCAAGAAGCTGGTCAACGAACTCATCCGAGGCGTCAACCAGCTTCCCGGTAAAGGGATTCGTGAGAATCATTACGCGGACGTAGCGCCCGTGAGCTTCACGAAGTGTGCGCCGTTGCGAACAACGAAACCAACCTCAATCTCAGCGAGCACGGCGAACATGTTGCGCTGCCACAGGTTCAGCTGAGTGCCGCCCTTGTTCACGGTTGCCTGGTCAGAGATGCTGACCTTGATGCCCTCGACAGAACCCCAGATAGCGGAGTTCGCGAAGTCGCCGGCGAAGCCAACAACGTCCGGGCCGGTAGCCGGGTTGTCGTAGACCGAAGCGGACTTGAGAACGTCGCGACCGAAGATGGAGCCGATAGCGCCAGTGTCGGTGCGGGCGTCACGCAGGAACGCGTAGTTACCGGCGCCGTCCTTCGCGGTCATGATGGTGCCCTCAGCCTGCGGCGCGATCAGCCAGTGGCTAACGTCACCGCCCGCAGCACCAACCGTGGTCAGCGCGGTAGCGAGGTCACCGATGGTGTCAGTGGAATCCAGCGCAACAGCGGTGGAACCGGTCAGAACGTCGAAGTTCGAGCCCGGAGCGGTACCGTTGAAGATCGTGGAATCGAACTTGCGGCCCAGCGCGTAGGGGAGCCGGCGGGCCAGCTCGGCGTACAGGCCCGGAAGGTCACGGCGGAACTCGTTCGAGAACGTCTCGATGACAGCCAGCTTGTACGGGGTGATCGACTTGTTAGAAATCGTCGCATCAGAAACGGGCTTCTCGTCCGTCTCATTGACCCAGTTAGCAGTGACATCGCCCGTGATAAGCGGGATAGTTACACCCGAACCCGGAAGGTTGATGCGGCGAGCGGTACGCATGATGAGCGAATCGCTGACAGCATTAGCCCAAATCTCAGAAGAGATTTCCTTGGGGAGCAGCGCGGATACGCCCGCGCTAGTGCGGTTAAGATCGATACCAGCCATTGCGGGTATGTCCTTTCAAAAGGTTTAAGTAGTGAGGTTTTCGTTGAAGAAATCCGCGAACTGATCGCCAGTGGACTTCTTCTGCGTGCTGCCCTTCGCACCCTGGGAAGGGTCAGGCTTCGGCGTGCCGGAAGAACCAAGCCGGGACAGGAGAACGTCAGCCTTCGCGGCAACTTCTTCCTCCGTAGAACCGGTCAGGAACTCGATAAGATCCGCAGGTACGCCCTTCTCGAGCGCAACCCTCGTGCGGGTGTTCTCAACCCGCAACTGAGCCAATTCAGTAGCGGATGCCTCCGCAGCTTTCTTGGCCCGCTCGAGTTCAGACAGGTTCGCGTCCTCAATGCTCTTGAGTTGCGCGGCCAGTTCAGCAGCGTTACGTTCGGCAGCTTTCCGAGCATCGCGCTCAGCCTTAATTGCCTTCTGTCCCGCATCGCCAAGATCAGGCGTTTCTGTCTCGTCAGTGTCAGCCGAAGCAGATTCGGCTTCCGTAGTGGTTGTGTCTTCCGACATGGTGTTTGTCCTCCGTCGCGGATGGATAAACCCCCGAAGCATCGCGCATGGGGGAGAAAGTGGGGCGGACCTAAACGATCCAGCCGTACAGTTTCAGGAGCCGCTTAGCATCAGCAGGATCCTTAGCCGTGGAATAAATGGTTTCGGGCATCAACCTTGGAGCCCGCAGCTTCTTGTACTTAGACCCATCACGGAACATGGACTGATCCTTGATGTACTGCGCCTGGGACATCTGCCAGTAAGCATGCCCGCGGCGGGTAGTGCCCTCACGGGTGAACTTGATGTTCTGCCCGTTGATCTGCGCCGGCCTAACAGCACCAGACTTCCGATACGCGTTGATCAACTGGTTCATGTCCGCGCCATCACGGAACGCCTGCCCGTTAGCAGCAGAACCAAGAACCTTGTCCTGCTCAGCGGCAGACAACCCATCAAGGTATCCCTTAGGGTCAGTTCGGGCGTCATCATCGGTGTTCTCGCTCGAGGGCACATTCCGGCAATCGCAGCCCGGGTGGCGGTTGAACGCCTCCGACTGACGCGAAGTCTTACCCGCAAGAATCACGCAACGCCCACAAGACGGCGGATTCAACATACGAGTCCACAACTTCACCCTATGAGCGCCACCAGAAACCCTCTCAGCAGCACGCCCCGTATCAGAAAGCATCGTCCCAGCAGAAAGCGTCAAATGACGCCCACCCCTTGCAAGCGCCTCTGCAACATCAAGCCCCTGAGCCATCGCCTGCTTAGCCTGGATCACAGCCCCATACGCCATCGACGCGACAGACAACCCATCCCCAGCAACACCAACAAACCGTGAACCCTCAGACCGGTACAACGGCGCAGGTACGTCCTCGAGCACATCGGGCACATAACCCAACGCACCCTCAGCAACCCTCTCCTGAGCCGTGAACAACACAGCCAACAAAGACGGCTCGAGCCGCGCATACGAAGAATCAAAATCAGGCCCCATACGCCGCCACAAACGGGCAGCCGCAGAAGCCGCAGCCTGAATCTCAATACGCTGCTGACGCGAATACCTAAGCGCCGCCTCCGGCAACGTTTGCAACGCCATCAGCAGCATCCTTAGCGTCTAGTCGTGCAAGGTACGGGTCAGTGGACTCCCGAGCGAAATACTCCCGCTCACGATCCTTACGAGCCTCAGACCAATCAAGCTCATCCCAAACACCCTCACGGGAAAGGACTCCCTGACCATTCGCGTACAGCTTCGACATCGCATCAGCGGTCTGCGCACGCGTCGGAGTGCCAGCGTCATACCACTCAGTGACGATCCGGTTACCCTCAGGCCATTCGCCAGTACGGAAACGCTCATACAAAGCCATGACCCAGCCCCAACCATCACCAAAGCTGGACTGCTTACGCTCAGCATTCAGGATCAGTCGGGACTCATCAGCCCGGATAGCGCCCTCGGCGGCAGGATTCACAGAGTTCTGACCCAAATACCGCAACGGCAGACCAGTGACAGACGAAACGAGCTGCCCGTAATGGTTCACCGTGTCGTGGAAGTTCTTAAGGTCCGAAGCGGCGAACTGCCCCATCTTCGCGTCCTTGTTCCCAGTCGCCCAAATAGCCGAGTAATACGACTCCCAAGCCGGGATAGGCTGACCATCAGCATCAACGAAGTCACCCTTAGACGCAGAAACAACCCACTTCTGCGGGACGGAATGCGTCTCCCCGGCAATCTGCAAGTTCGTCAAAGAACGAGCCGCAGCATCCACCAGAGGGATAACATCCTTCATCTCCGAAACACCAGTCCAAGAACCCAGCCGGCGCCGGTTCAAGAACATCACAATCGGCACACGCCCAAGCTTGTGACGGTCCTCATCAATGACAGTCCAGCCGCCCTTGCCGTCACGCTCGAGCCACTTAGTAGCATCCGGCGTGTACAACGTCGCAGCCCGCGGCAAAACCTCACCAGGCTCATAGTCATACAACCGCACAGCGCTACGGATCCGCCTATGCCGGCGATCAATATCAACAGACAACTCACGAGGCGACTCAACCGTAATCAACGGATGCTCAGAATCTTCCTCATTCGTGCCAACAGTCACGAACCCGCGACCAAGAATCATCGTCTCCTGATGATGCAAAACAGACTCGGAATCAAGGTTGTTAGCATCCCAACCCTCGCGCAAAGCCTCAGCCGCCTGCTCCTGCCCAGGCAAAAAGAACCGACGCATCTTCAACCGGTCAACAACCGAATCCACCGAAGTGCGATTCCAGTTAACCAACGTCTCAAACCGGCGCAACTCAGGAGGAACAGCCAACCCAATATGCTCAAGCCGCTGCGAACCCTCGTAATACCGGTCCAGACGGGTATCCTCAGTAGCCAAAACAGCCAACTCATTAGTAAGGCCTGAAACCAGGTCAGTCTCATCACGGCTTAAAGCCACAATGGCCCCCTAACGGAACGAAAAAATACGGTTGTCTTGTTCTTCATCGGACCAGCCAGCCTCACGGGCATCAGACGCAGCAGTATGCGCAAGGATCCGGGCCATAACAGCGTCGATCTTTTGGTGATCAGCAGGCTTAATCAGCACATACTGTTGGTTCGGCTTCGCAGCCTTACGAGCATTCGCCATGTGAATAGCAGTAATCGGGCAACCATCGTGCGTGATGCGCTTCGTGGAAAGGTCAATCTCGAAACGCTTAATCTCCGCGTACATGGCTTTGATACGGTTCGTGGGCCACTCAAACACGTGCTCATCGCCGTGCTGCAACGCCCAATCACCAATCTCCGAATACCAATCCTCCGGGTCACAGTAGAACCGCGCGACTTTGTACCGAGTGAACAGCTCATCAACCGCTGCGTGAACCTCAGACCGGGGAATCTCACCATTCCACTCCTGCGGATTCCAGATCGCCGGCCTACTATCCGGTCCATACCGCGGAGTGAACGTAAACCCGTCAATGGTTTCCGCCTGAATCGCCGTCCAGTCGTTATTTAGCGACCCATCAAAACCCAGACAAACTCGAGTGCCATCAACCGGGTTAGGTAGCCACTCCTGAATACGCGGCATCCCAGGCACCATCCTTCAACCAAGCACCAGAACCCGAAACAAGACGATTACCAAAGAACCGCTCAGCCTGAGCCCGATCCGTTTCCATCAACTCAGACGCTTCGCCCTCAATAGAGTTCAAATCAACCCAAGGCGAACCCTCATAGACGTACTTATGGATCGCAGCCCGGTCACGCTTATTCCCATACGACAGATGCGGCGGAGGCTGACGGAAGAACTTGAAAACATCCTGCGACTGAGACTCAAACGTCCGCTGCGCCGTACTATTCTCAGAAGGATCCCAAGCGTTCGTAGTCTCAATCGTCCTGCCACCCATACCAGCAGCACCACGACGCTGAGTCTCAGCAACCTTGATCATCTTGTTCGTCTTCGTATACAGCCCAGACTCATCCTGAAACGCAAACGAAATCGGGTTACCAAGCTTCGACTGCGCATTAGACGTAACCGCATCAATACGGTCCATGTCCTCATCGCCACCCTCACCCACAATGCGGATGAAATCCTCACGGATCAGCAACAAATCAGACAACGGACCAAGCCGGATCATCGCCTTCAACGGGCGAAGAATGTTATCCACCTGATCCTCAGACGTAGCAGTCAACTGGATCAACGGCGACGGATGGCGAATAGCCATGGCCTCTCCGGGCAGGTACTCATGTTCCCAGCCGCACCCGCAGCCGTTATCGGAACACGCGTACCCATCGCCTTTACCAGCCCAGCCACCAAATATCGCCGGCCCAACAGCTTCCACACAAGTAACACCAGCAGCCCACGGGCCCTTGCCGGTCTTCTGTGGAGCAACGATCTGCGAACGCCGATACGTGAAA